AGTGATGCCTCTGGACCCCAGCAAGGGGCCTTCGGACGTTGTTTGGGGCTCTGATAAGGAAACCCTCCTTGACCTGCCCGCCGTGGCCCTTCCAGGCGATAGGTGGCATCGACCCAAAAGCACACAGGAGTTCATACCTTACGGACAAACGATTGTAGCCGTAGATCCAAGTGGTCGCGGTAAGGATGAGACGGTTGCCGTTGTCCTGTCACAGATCAATGGATTCATCTTTTTGAGGGACATCCTAGCGACACAGGATGGGTACTCGGATAAGACGCTTCGGGGAATCCTAACCCTTGCCAAGAGATATGGTTCCTCGCTTTGCTTGATCGAATCCAACTTCGGTGATGGGGCCGTGATGGAGTTGATGAAGAAACACGCCCAAGAAATGAAGGTTGGTATGACCTTTGAGGAGGTACGCGCTACCACCAGAAAAGAAGACAGAATCATCGACACACTGGAACCCGTCCTTAACCAGCACCGCCTTGTCATCGATGAAAAGCTAGTGACCTGGGACTACCAGTCCAACCACGACATGGCCCCCGAGGAACGCCTACCTCGAATGCTCATGTACCAGCTTACTCGCATGTGTCGTGAGAAGGGGGCAGTGAAGCACGATGACAGGGTAGACGCACTTGCCCTTGGCGTGAAATACTTTCAGGACATCCTTGCCATCTCCGCAAAGGAACAAGAGATCCACAAGTCCCGACAACAGTGGGACAACATGGTTGAGGGGTTCCTTCGGGCTCCAACTTTAGCCACAGATCTCCTTGTCGCTGGAAGTGATTTTTCCGAGCCGATCACCCAGGAAGAAGGCGCTATTTTTACTTGGATGTGATTCCCGAAAATCCCTTGCTATGACTGATATATTGTCCATTTTAGGGGGTAGGTTGCATATAAGTACCCAGGGAAGTGGTGCTCCTTGGGTGTGGAAACAGCGGTTTTAGGGGGGACCCTTTTGGGTCTCTCCTTCCCCAAAGCTTCTACATACCCCGCGACTAACCAAAACGTAAACCCTTATCAAAAACGGGTGTCCCTCGGAAGGTCGGGTAGAACGCGAACTAACATTCGCAGGATGGACGGACGGTCCCCCTCCGGGGGGGCTGACAAATTTAGAGGATCAATGGGGGGAAAGGGGGGTATGTATTAGACAGTAGATGCGAAGCCTACTGTTGGATACATTGTTAATAAGGGTAATAAAAACAAGAATTATTATTCTTAATAAATGACAATTATTATTCTTTTTTATTAATATTAATAACTTTTATTCTTCTTTATTGTTCTTAGGGGAAGAATGTGTAGCTATAGGTAGTAATGCGAAGCATCGCGACCTATCCGACACTGCTGTTATAGAAAGAAATTATCAATAACTCTAACACCACTGTTACTACCTACACTACCTACTACTCATGTCCGCAAGGCTTATCTGGATCACTCCAGCAGCAGAACACCAAATTGAATACTGTGCCAGAGTAAGTAATCCCAAGGGTCAGCAGACGCTGGATACAACGGGAAAGTTACTCAGGTACTTAGTCAAACATAAACATTGGTCTCCTTTTGAGATGGCCTCCTGCTGTTTTGAGATTAACACAACAAGAGACATCTCAGCACAGATCCTTCGACACAGATCGTTCTCCTTTCAGGAGTTCAGTCAGCGGTACTCCTCCACAACGGAAGGGTTAGGTGGAATTGACATTCCTCAACTCAGAAGGCAGGACCACAAGAACCGGCAAGCTTCCCACGATGACCTTACCCGAGAGGAAACGCAGGCGTTCTACCGACGCATCAGTTCCCTCTTTGAAGACCTTGAGCATCTCTACGGAGAAATGCTGTCAGCGGGGGTGGCTAAAGAATCAGCAAGGAAGATCCTTCCCATGAATAGTCCAACTAGACTCTACATGTCGGGAACAATCCGCTCGTGGATTCATTACCTTCAAGTAAGGCGTGGACCGGAGACACAGGTAGAGCATAGGGTTATTGCTGAAGAAATCAATCGGATCCTTAATGATGAGATGCCAAACCTATGGGAAGTGATCAATTAAAACTTAATGAGTTTAAAGCCCTCCACAAGGCACTGACAAAGGGTATGCCGGAGTGGTACCACTTTTTGGTACTAGGTTTCCTGGTGTGGGTAGAAGAGAAATTCGTCAACCATCGAATTAAGACCGAGGTTGACAATGCCATCAAGGAATACGAGAAGGTAGACCCTCCTAAGGTTGTCATACCTCCTCCGGTGTATTCGGAAACTGGTGATGACTTCTTTGATGAGATGCGTCTCACTGCCCCCTGGGTGGCTCAGGAAGACCCCTCTGACTCTCCGTAGGTGTCCTTGCACCTCCGGCTCCTCAGAGGGCCATTCCAAGGGCTTAGAGCAGCCTGTTGATTTTTGACACAATTTTGTGAAGTCCCTACGCCTTACGCCCGGCCCGGCGACACCCCCCATGGCCCCCGTCTGGCCAAAAAACCTTGCCCCCGTGTCCAAATCCGTGTCCAAACGGCATTGGCCAGCCCCGAATCCATTGGTATGACTAACCTGATCATCTGCTGTGAATGCAGGTACGCAAGCAAACTGGACCATATCGGGGGTGATGTGACCCAGGTGCGGGGTTGATCGGGTCTCGCTTGTCTCACGTTGGTCTCTTTTTGATAAAAAATCTGTGCGATTCGCAATAACGTGTGCTTATTGAGAATAGCTAATCCCTTGCCATCACTAGGATCTATGGGCAATTGTAACGAAATATCAATATCCGGTGACATTCCCTAGCCCCTACCAGGCTCAGGATCTACCATTGGCACAAGCGAGCCGAATCACTTACCCACTCGCTTCCCAAACCAATGGCACGAGCCGTTACCCGTAACATCGCTGGAATGCTCCAGCTGGCTAGTCAGTCTGACATCGAGGCAGGTATCGAATGGTATGCAAGGGCACACCGCTTAGCCAGCCGACTGAGCGAAGCCTACGATCTGAGCTTAGGTCAGTGTGTCGGCGTCATCGCAGCTCTGAGCCCTAATAACAAATGGGAGAGAAACTGCGTCGATGCCGAGGCAATGATTAAAGCTTGGAGCTACGGTGTCGACCCAACTACCATCAAAGTCTGCACTTTCAACCCTAATAAGACTAAGGCTGCTGAGATACTGACTCTTCAGGATCCTAGCTCAGTTAACATCGCAGCTATCCTCAATGGTAGGAAGGTCTCAGCCTTCTTCCTATCAATTATGGGTGACCCTGACGCAGTATGTGTTGACGGTCATGCCTATGCCATATGGATGGGTGAGCGTATTCCTACAACAAAGACACCTAGTATCGGTGTGGGTCTCTACCGTGACATCGCTAGGGCCTATGTGTTGGTTGCTAAGCGTAGTGAGCAACTCTGTGGGGAATCATTGACCCCGACTCAGGTTCAAGCTGTTACCTGGGTTACCTATCGCAGGCTGCTAGGTTACAACTAAGGGGCAATAGATTATTACAACTAGGGGACAGGTAATAGCGTCCCCCTACTGTAGCAATCTCTGCTACGTTCCACGATCACAAATCACCACACCATGACTATCACAACTGAGCCCGGAACTGTTGCTGTTAGGTTTACTCTTGACCCAGAGTTTCCCGTTGAAGAATACCTATTGGAGGGCTTAATTGACTGTGCCTTTCCACAGGATGATGGTAGCTTTCAAGTTATCATCAAAGATGTGGATGAGACTTTAATTGAGACTCTCAGGACTGATGAGATCGCAGAGTTTCTAGGTATTGAGTCTGAATTTGTCACCTATTGTGAGGTTCTTTACTGATGCCCATCACCACCTATCCACCGATCTTTAAGGCAACCTTCCGCATCAGGGAAGCCTACGGGAATGTCCGCGCCTATCCAGTGACCAGGGAAGCCACGCTGCTTTGTAGTTTGGCAGGTACCAAAACACTACGGGCCCAGGATATTGACACCATCCGAGAACTGGGCTTTGAGTGTGTTGATACTGAGGGTGACTTGATTAACGCTGTTGACCTCTATTGATATGGATAACTTCATCAACGAAGATAGACTCCTTGATCTATGGCTTGAGGAGTACTTTGAGGAACACGAAGACACCACCAATGAGGACAATGATGATGATTAAAAACATTCTCGTTGCTGTATTTTTCTCCTTTGTTTCTTATGCTATCGTCTCCAGTATTGGCCAGCCACAGCATACCCATCGGGTGCCTATTGCTGCTGCTATTAGTGATTAAAACCTACCGTAGAATTATGGGGGAATTATAATGATTCCCCTTTTTTATTACCCAACGTAATTCACGATCACACGTCAACAGGGCTACTGAGTCCCTGCGCCGACTCTTGACAAATCTGCTAGAATCCACTTGGACCTATGGTCCGCCATCCCATCGCATTATCCAATGTGGTCTATAAAGACAAAAACGAGGCTGCTGTTCGCTGGCAAACGCCTCCTAAGTTCTATTCAAAAACTGAAGCCCGAATCCTCACCATTATCAACCAAGCCCACTGTGTCATTAACAACAAAGATCGGAGACTCGCCTACAAAGTCGGGTATCTCGAAGAAGCCCTCAAAAGCATCGAAGAAAGTATCACCCAAAGTGAGTCGTTCTAAACTTGATAAACCTTACTATCTTCCCTTTGTTTACAAAAAAGACTGATGGCAAAAACAAAGGATAGGGAACCAAACTGGGACTCATTCCCACCAGAGATGAGACGCCTTGTTGAGACCATTCGACAGCGTGGCAGCGACGCCTTGGATGAAATGCAACGGCTACTGGTCGTTCAGATCTTCAGGACTGCTGCCATGACTGCTGAGCCTAGGGTCACCTTCATTCGTCAAAAGATCCAAGAGGCTTACCTTGACTATTGCTTTAGGTTACCCACCTATTCCAAAAGGAAATGAGTTACTCTTGTTGGGAATTCATCAGCCCATCTGGGGAAGTTGGAAAGGTCATGGCCCATAGCAAGGCACATGCCATCATGACAATCAAGGAACTATTTCCAAACATTAATCTTCTTTCACTCACCCTACTTAAGGAGGACATGTGGACTTCGAATCAGCGATAAGGATTACTGGTCGGCAACACCTACCAAACCCGGAACAGTTAGCGCATCATCTGGCTGATGTTCTTACTTGGAGGCAACTGCGTAAGTTAGCCAAACGGAATCACCTCCATCAATACAGTTACCTCAACAAAAAGGGACTGGCTACTGTTCTTGCTTATCAAGCGTTCAACAAAGCATCACGATCACCTAAAATCAATGGCTTGGAAATTGTATCGGCAGGATGATTATGACAATCAGCTTTATGAGTTGATTCATAGTGGTCTTGATAGGTTGATTGATCTTGGTTCTAGGATGGAGGCACATGAGGATGTGCTTGCTACCCATGAGGAAGATCTTGAGACTGGGGAAGTAACAAAGCTTCCTGATGTTCATCCTGAGCAATTATTGATGGCTCAACTTGGTCTCGATGGGGCTGAGGATGAGGCAGAGATAACTCAGAAGATGATTCAACTTGTGTCTAGGATTATGATTATTCGTAATGCCCGACACATCGTTAAGGATTCACCCACCCAGGAAACTGATTAATCAATGGCAACAACTGAGCAACTCGCCCGACAATTACAGCGAGAACTTGATGCGCGAAGTGAGGCTATTAAACGTCTCAGGGAACGTACTAGGACTGCTGAGGAGAGATGTTATGCTAGTTCAACTGTTTATGGGTCAGCCTTTATTAACAGGGGACTTGAACTTATTACAGAGGAGATTAGTAGCAAACTAAATAAAATCACTGCTGGTCATGCTGCTGAGTATGCCCAAGAGATACAAGGAGTCACTAAATGCGATCCAGGTGTGTTGGCTTTGATTACTGCCAAGAGTACACTTGATGTGTTAGGTGTTAGACGATTAACACAAATAACATATCAACATCTTACTACTCAAATTGGTAGGGCAGTCTATCACCAGATAATGCTTGATCAATTCTGTGATAATCATCCAGATTTATTTAATCAAGCCAAACAACATCTTCACGATCACAAAGGCTACTTGTATAAAGTTCAACGGTATCGGGCGGTTATGAGGCGCCATGATGTCGAACCTCTTCAATGGACAAATGCCACAAGACATAAGGTTGGGGGGTGGCTAGTGGACCGCCTGTCCACCGCGACAGGATGGATAGTCCTTAAAACCGTCACCAAGGGGCCTGCGGATAGGCAAACCTTAGTGGTACACCATCCGGACTTTTTAGAGGCCAAGGAGGCGCTTCTAGCGAAGGCTGAGGCGTTTGCTGGTTGTATGTGGCCTATGCTATGCGAACCAAACGACTGGACAGACTGGTATGAGGGTGGGTATTTGACCAATGATCTGCGGAAACTGACAAAGCTTGTCAGGACTAGGATTCCAGCAGGTTGCACATACCTACGGGGGACAACCGCTCTTGCGATGTTGAACCGCCTCCAGAAAGTCCCCTATCGAATCAACGGTAGGATTCTTGAACTAGCCAACTTCTGTATGGAACGCCGCCTCACGGTGGGCAAGTTCCGAGCGGCGGAGCCAACGCCTCCACCGTCAAAGCCAGAGCCATGGGAAACAGCCTCGGAAGAGGACAAGCTTTCCTATCGGAGAATGAGAACCGAGATTGAAGATCGGAACTCAGCTCTGCCACAGAAGAATTACAGGACAACTGAAACCCTGTATGTAGCTAACAAGTATAAAGAAGAAACTTTCTGGATTCCCTGGTCATTTGACTTTCGGGGAAGAGTTTATCCAATTCCAACTAGCTTTAGTCCTCAAGGAACAGACTATGAAAAGAGTTTTGTTTATTTTGAGGAAGAAGGACCAGTCAATGAGTGGTGGTTAGCCTTTCAGGTTGCTACTACTTATGGATTGGATAAAGCACCAATGGATGAAAGAATAGAATGGGTCAATAAGAACCATGAATTCTTGAGTCATCTTGCTACTGACCCTGAAGGGACAATCTCTGAATGGTCAAAAGCAGAAGAACCTTGGTGTTTTATTGCTAGTGTGTTGGAGTATCATCAATGTGTCATTACTAAGACTAAGAAGACTTCTGGTCTTCCTGTGTCAGTGGATGCTACTTGCTCTGGTCTTCAACATTTGTCAGCATTGGCATTGGATAGAACTGCTGCTGAGATGGTTAATGTAGTTCCAACTGACAAACCATCTGACGGGTATCGTATTGTTGCGGAGAAAGCAAAGGAGATTCTTCCTGAGCATCTTCATCAGCACATAACGAGAAAAGTAACCAAACGTACTGTTATGACAACTCCTTATGGTGTCACTCTTAACAGTGCCAGAGATTACATTCGTCAGGAACTCAAGGGCATTGAACTTGAGAAGGGTGAGTTACAGATGATAGTTAAAGCTATCTATCAATACGGTGTCAGACAAGTCTTTGATGGTCCCTGTCGATCAATGGAGTTTATCCAGAAGGTTGCTGGGGAATGTATTAAAGGTGGAGCTACAGCTATCGAATGGATAACCCCATCAGGATTTACTGTTAGACAAGAGTATCGTCGTGCTGACGTTGTTCTTGTCAATACAAAACTGATGGGTCAACGTCGTGTTGCATCACTGTTAAAGGAATGGGAAGATCGAAAGATTGACCTTAAAAAGGCGAAGACCGCATCAAGTCCTAACCTGATCCACAGTCTTGATGCCGCGTTACTGCATATGGTATTTGCGGAATGGGATGCCCCTTTTACAGTGATCCATGACTGTGTGCTTGGTCGTTCCTGCGATATGGACGACATGGGCGCAGCAATCAGAGACAATTTTGTTGAGATCTATTCCCAACCAGTCCTTAAGGATTGGGCTACTCAGCTGGGGGTTGACTTTGATGAAAGTGTCATGTTGAATACCCTTGACATCAATGATGTCCAGGAATCCGCTTACTTCTTCTGCTGATGTCTTTTTCCACGATCACAATTGCTAAAAAGCTTGGTATGCACATTTCTGTCGTAGAAAACTACGAAGAGGAATGGGTTGCTCAAAATGTGTCTCTACCGGAGCCTGATGAAAGCTTTGAGGAATTCATTTGTCGTACCTTTGCCGAATGTGCCTTTCTTGTTCAAGCAACAGAAGGCGGCGGTAATGCGATGGAATGCCTTGAGGCGTATGATGAGGCGTACTCCGTAACGGAGGAAATCCTTGCCTGAGGTCACAACTGAAACAATGTTGATGGATCTTGTCATTCCTTCTGATGCTTATGCGTTAGAGTTGGCAAAGCAAATCAATGTTGAATATGGTCTTAATTGGATTCCTGAGTATGTTCAATACTTAGCAACCAAGTTAGATCTTCTACTGGATGATAACCTAATGGATCATCTTTCCCTTTACGCTACCCACGAAGCAATTACTAAAAATGTCTGACGGACGCTTTGTAATCACCACCACCCTGGACGGCTACATCAACGCCCTTAAGCCTGCTGGTAAGTTTAACAACTGTACCATTGGCTTTCGTATTCCAGAAACAGAACTGCCTAAGTTCGATGCTACCTATGAGCAAGCGCTTGAATGGGGTAAGAACAAGATGGCAGGCAAGCGGTTCTCTGCTGAACTTCCCAAGTGGGATGACAGTGGTTTTGTTAAGGTCTCCTATGGTGGAGACAGCAGCAGCCCTATGTTCCCTTGGGTTGACACAGATGGAGTTCCTGTTGACCTTGAGACCCAAGTCTGGAGGGGAACTGTTGTTAAACTTATTGTTGACTTGAGGCCCTATGTCTTTGGTCAGAAGGTTGGTTGTTCCCTCAAGGTACGAGGCGCACAGATTCTCAAACTGGTCAGCAGTGGGGGTTCTGATAGCGGCGGGTTGGATGAAACTGAAGTGGCAGCTTTCTTTGGTAAGACAGAAGGGTTTAAGACTGGTAGCCCCAGCTTTGAACCGTCTGAGGATCCAGGGGACGGCCCAGTAGGCTATGACGAGGACGACGTTCCCTTCTAATGCCTGCTTACCGTAGCCGCCTTGAAGAAAAGCTGGCTCGGTGGTTTGAACTGAATGGGCACCAGTTCGAATATGAAACCCTTAGGTTAAATTACACCTTATCAGCTGTCTATACGCCAGACTTCATTCTTCCCAATGGAGTCATACTGGAAGCCAAGGGTTACTTCAAACCAGAAGATCGAAGGAAGATGCTTGCCGTAAAAAAGCAGCATCCTCACCTTGATATACGTCTTGTCTTCCAGGCCCCTTACAACACGCTCACAAAGAAAAGTCTTACTACCTACGCTAAGTGGGCAGAAAAGAATGGTTTCTTGTGGGCAGCAAGCCACGCAATTCCACTTGATTGGTTCGATGAAAACTAAAGAAGAGATCATTCAACGTCTCAGCGAATACTTTGCTGATACCTTGGTTGAATGTATTGATTATGTTCATGATGGCCAACTTACTGCCGAAGATGTGGCTTCTCTGCTTCTCGATGAACTAGAGAATTGGATGGCCTATCATACTGAAATGACTAACGCTGCTACGGCAATTCGTTATGTCATCCAACAGCGAGTTTCTTAGGCACGAACCATGTCCTAGTTGTGGTAGTAGTGATGCGCTTGCTCGTTATACAGACGGACACGCGCATTGCTTTTCTTGCCAACACTATGAACATGGGGACGAAACCACTACTACCACCACCTACCAAAAACAAAATAAACTGATGGACTTTACCGGGGACTTCATCCCACTTAAGAGTAGAAACCTTAGGGAAGATACTCTTAAGAAGTTCAACGTTCGGTATGACCACGACACCAAGACCATTCGGTTCCCCTACTATTCACAGGCTGGCCAATTGGTCGGCTTCAAGAGTAGGGACGCTGATAAGGACTTTAGGTGGACTGGTAAAAATGAAGACCACACTCTCTTTGGCCAACAACTGTGGGGCAGAGGGAAAGAGTTGGTCATTACAGAGGGCGAGATCGATTGCTTGAGTCTCTATCAACTTCGACCCTCCTGGCCTGTTGTCAGCCTTCCAAATGGCGCAGCAGCAGCCAAGAAAGCATTACAGCATCAACTCAAATGGGTCATGGGGTTCGATAACATCGTCCTCTTCTTTGACTCAGACGAAGCGGGGCAACAGGCAGCACAAGACTGTGCCAGTTTGTTTCCCCATGATCGACTGTTCATTGCTCGACTTGATAGTTACAAGGACGCCAACGAGGCGTTAATAGCAAAAGATTATGAGGCAATCACCTCAACAGTTCTCTGGAATAAGAAACCTTACTCACCAAAGACCGTCATCGACGGACGAGATCTATTCACTCTCGCAACTAAGCCTCTACATGGTAGGGATGCTGATTGGCCCTACGCTGGTCTTAACAACCTCACTAGTGGTCTTAGGCGGGGTGAATTGGTCACGATCACAGCCGGTTCCGG